GACTGATTGGGCGCTGGTGAACACGTTTACTAACGAAGTTACTAACAGGTTCTTTAAGACTACAGGAAAGGTAGCTACAATGAGTCCTTGGCTTGGTTTTGTTATTCCGTTTGTTAGAACTCCTTCAAACATTCTCTTGTTTGCTCTTGGAAGAACTATTCCTTATAGTGCTGGAAAACAAGCGTTTGAAGCCAGAAACCTTAAGAGAGACTGGGGAACCAAATCTCTTGATGAAGTTGCTAGTGACTTGGAACTAGAAGGAGGTTTAGAAGCTTCAAAGAAGCAAGCCGAAGAACTTCTTTCAATAATAACGAACGAAGCAGGATTGAAACAAGCGGAGGCAATGGGTAGACTTTCCTTTGGTGTTATGGCCGCTGGAACTATGTATATGAACGTGGAAAGCCTTAGAGATAAAATCACAGGAGGCGAACCAGAAAGTCCCGGTCTAAGGAAAGTATGGAGAAACTCAGGTAAAAGAGCTTACTCAATTAAGATAGGAGATAAGTGGATTAGTTATCAAAGACTTGACCCGTTTGCCACTATGGTTGGAATCGCGGCTGACGCTATTCATCTTCACGACGAAGCGATGGACCAAGGAGAGAACAGTGAATACAGGAACCCAGAGGAGTATGTTGCTCAGGAGCCTCACCTTAAATCTATTTTTGGAATCATAGCAACGACTCTGGCGAGGAACGTCAGTAACAAATCGTATATTAAAAACTTAGGAGAGCTTCAAGAAATCTTTGAAGAACCTAGTAGAGTAATAGGTAATGTAACGTCTGACATAGCTAGTTCTATGGCTGTTCCTAGTATCTTAAACTGGTCACAAGGAGTTTACGAAGAGGACCCAGCTATTCTTGAGGCTAGAACCTTGATGGATAAGATTAAAAGACGACTTCCTGAGTCTTGGCGAGGAGGAAACCCCGTTATGCCCGTCAGAAACTTTCTCGGTGAAATAGAGCGCAGAGAAGGAGGAGGAAGCCTTTTGTCAGCTATGAATCCCTTTTACTCTTCTACTTCTTCTAACGACATCGTTGACTTAGAGCTTGCTCAACATGAAGTAGGTAGAAATGCTCCGGGTTCAGTAAGAAATATTAACGGACAAGAAGTTGACTTAACTCAGCTTCGAAACGCAAAAGGAGACACTGCTTACGACAGGTTTCTTGAGCTTATGGGTACTACTAAAGCTGGAGGCGCTTATTTAACTCTTAGACAAGACTTAAGAAGGATTATTGAGTCTAATGACTACCAAAACCTACCTCCTGTTACTTCAGAAAACAGCGACCAATATCACCCAAGAACCAAGATGCTTACCAAAGCGTTTCGTAAGTATAGAAACGAAGCAGAAAATAAACTCATGAGTGAGATTGAAGACTTCTCTCAATAAACCTAACTTTTAAAAACCATGCCTAATTCATACACCCAATTAACCTTAGCGGCTGGCTCAGCTTCACCTAACGGTACATCTCAACTTAACTACGGACCCTTTGATTTCGAATATCTAAACAAAGATGACATCAAGTTTGCTATTCTTACTCCGGGACCCCTTTGGGTTGCTGTTCCTGTAGCTAGCGTAAATGAGACAACTAAAATAATAACATTAAGCGGTAGCATCGCATCTCAATACCCTTCTCTAACCATTACGTCAGCTAGGGTATACAGAGCTACTACTACAAACGCTTTGGTAGACTTCACGGCTGGCTCTCGTATCTCAGAGTCTGACCTAGACACAGCCTACAGGCAGGGACTTTTTGCAGCTCAGGAGGCTAGTGAAGACGCTTCGGGAAGCGCAAGTCGGGCTATTACAACAAACAGCGACATACAGGACGGCGCTGTAGGTGCTAGTAAGTTAGCTACAGATGCGGTAGAAGCAGTCAAAATAAAGGATGGAGTTGTTGGTGCTTCTAAACTAGCAAGCACACTAAACTTAAGCGGCAAGACACTTACAATACCGACCGCCTCAGTTACGCAAGCAGCGGTAACTCAACACGCAACAGCGATTAAAGGTGCTATCGACATCAGCTCAGGAATGACAGGGGTGTTACCAGTAGCTAACACTCAAAGCAATGTGCTTGAAAGCCTCTACGTTCCTTGTGATGGAGCAACTTACGCTCTACCGGGAGGGTCACGAAACTTTACAAGTCAAAACGTAACATCAGCTCAAGCATTAACTACTAGTGATGTTCTCGTTTCCGGCTCACAAATTACATATAAACCACCATCTAGTGCTAAAATCGTTGTGTATGAGTGTAGATTTTGGATTGGAGCTAGTGCTCAAGGCGAGACTCCAGTAACTTCTCTTAAGCTCTATTTAGACAACACGGAGGTTTCTAATCAATATAGCTTTATATACGGACCGGCTGATGGTTACGGACCCGGATGGTATCACGTTAAGTATTCTTTTCGTATAACAGGAACAGGAGGTTCGGTTAGCACTAATGACGGAAGAATCCAGACTTGGGCTTCTAATAAAGTAATTGAACTAAGAGGCAGAAAAAATTCAGATTCTAACGATACTACTCTCCATCAAGTAAGAGTAGTAGCTGATGTTAACACAAGCGCAGGAACTGAATCGCCTCATTTTGTTAGACCTTGTGTTGGAATTACAGCTTTATCATAAGACATGGACTCAACGTATACACCAGCAGCAGTCGGTATCTTTGGTATTGTAAGCACGTTAACCCTATCTGACGTCAACGCTTTAGTTGGTATTTGTGTCGGCGGGTTAAGCTTAATTTATTTAATGATTAGAATAGTAAAAGAATGGAGAAACAAGAACACATAGAAGACCAAGAGAAAAGGCTACAGTCCCTCCAGAGTCTACTCATTAACGAGTTTATTATGCGTATTGAGTCCGGGGAAGCAGCGCCTAGTGACCTTAACGCAGCTAGGCAACTCCTAAAAGACAACGGAATCCACGCTGGGCTATCTAAGGAGAACCCTATGGATAACCTTGTAAACCTATTACCCTTCGACGAAGCAGCAAATGAGTAAAACTAGAAACTACCGCAAGGAATACGATGGCTACCACAAGAGAAGCAAGCAGAAGAAGCGCAGAGCTGGGCGCAACAAGGCCCGTTCAATCATGGTAAAGAAGAAGGGCAAGAAGGCCCTCAAGGGGAAAGACGTGCATCACGCCGACCGAAACCCCAAAAATAACAGCTCGCGTAACCTCAAGATTCAAAGTAAAAAGAAGAATCGAGGTAACAACAAGTAACCGTGGTAATCCCTGATAAACTAAAAGACTTTAGGAACTTTCTATACGTTGTATGGAAGCACCTCAACCTACCTGACCCTACACCAATTCAATATGAAATCGCCGATTACATGCAACGAGGAGATAGACGAGCTATTATCGAAGGCTTTAGGGGAGTCGGTAAGAGTTGGATTTGCTCTGCATACGTTGTCCATCAACTCCTCCTCAACCCAAGAAAGAACATACTTGTCGTCTCTGCTTCAAAAACAAGAGCAGACGACTTTAGCACTTTTACACTTAGACTCATACATGAGTTGCCCATCCTCGCCCACCTCCGACCCACAGACAAACAGCGATTTTCCAAAATCTCCTTCGATGTCGGACCAGCCCCCGCCTCCCACGCCCCCTCCGTCAAATCCTTGGGAGTCACGTCTCAACTGACAGGCTCACGAGCTGACATCATTGTTGCGGACGATATTGAGGTTGTAGGCAACAGCGCCACACAAGGGATGCGCGACAAGCTTGGCGAACAGGTCAAGGAGTTCGACGCCATCATCAAACCAGACGCTGACTCTAGGGTCCTCTTTCTGGGAACCCCACAGTGTGAGGACACAATCTACAACAAGCTCACCGAACGAGGCTACCGTAAACAGATTTGGCCAGCCAAGTATGTTACAACAAAGGTCAACCAAAGCACCTACGATGGGACCGTTAGTCCTATCTGTGTGAACGACGAGAAAGCTGGTGGCTCCACAGAACCCCTGCGCTTCTCAGACATAGACCTAGCGGAGCGAGAAGCCTCCTACGGACGCACTGGGTTCTCCATGCAGTTTATGCTGGATACCCGGCTAAGCGACCTAGACAGATACCCTCTCAAGACCAGCGACCTCATAGTGATGTCTGTTGACCCTGAGATGGCTCCTGAGAAGCTTGTGTGGGCCAGAGACCCAAAACTAGAGTGGGACTCCTCAGTGCCCAACGTGGGCCTCTCAGGGGACCGCTTCTACCGCCCTCTGGAAACCATAGGAGACTACATACCCTACACAGGCTCTGTGATGTCCATTGACCCCTCCGGGCGAGGCCGAGACGAGACAGCCTTCAGTATCGTTAAGATGCTCAATGGCTACCTCTTTGTCACTGACGGAGGTGGACTACAGGGCGGCTACGACGACACAACAATGAAGGCCCTCGCCATGAAGGCCAAACAACACAAGGTAAACGCCATCGTGGTCGAGAGTAACTTCGGTGACGGTATGTTTGTTGAGTTATTTAAACCAGTGCTCACCAAAGTCCACCCCTGCACCATCGAGGAGGTCAGACACAACATCCAAAAGGAACGAAGAATCATAGACACCCTAGAGCCAGTAATGAACCAGCACAGGCTCGTGGTTGACCCCAAGGTAATCCAAGATGACTACGAGAGCGCACAGCGGTATCCCCACGACTCCCAGCTCAAATACCAACTCATCTACCAACTCTCAAGACTTACAAGGCAACGAGGTGCAATCACCCACGATGACCGCCTAGATGCCCTTAGTATGGCTGTAGCCTACTGGACAGAGCAAATGGCTCAAGACGTAGACAAACGCATCGTGGACCGCAAGGAGGACCTCCTAAAGGAGGAACTAGACAGGTTCCTTGGTAACTTTAACAACAACAACCCCAAATGGATGTAATCAACATTGCAGGACAAGACATACCCATCAACATCGTTGAGGAGTTTGGGGACGAAAGGTTAGCCGAATACGACTCAACACACCGCTGCATTAGCATCGGAAGAGAAGTCCTAAAGACTAAAGAACTCTTTAGGTCAACCCTAGTCCACGAGATTATCCACTGTGCTCTAGACCTCTCAGGTGCCAATTACAACATGTCCGTAAAGACTGAAGAACAGATAGTTATGGCCGTAGAGGCTTTAGCTGTTCCTGCGGTGGTTAAGGTATGGGATGTGTTGTCAGATTAGAGGTGGTATATATGGAGGCGCTGAAGGGTACACTTAGAGTTAACCTCTAAGCTGCCTTAAAAGGCTTATAACAACACTCATAACCTATGACTGATGTGGAATGTGAATTCTTAGTGGGTTATGCGCTTATAAGGCACACTTAACCACTCACAGCCACACTCTAAGTACACCCTCAGGAACCCCTTGTCAAGCGTATAAAAAGGAAACTTTCCCGTTGACCTTAAGTGCCAAACCCCTAATTTCGTTGTGTGTGTTGTGTAAAGCTCTCCTAGCTTGCGTGTTTTCATTGGTTGTTCATAGGTAGGCTAGGAGGGCAAACACCAAAGTGGAGCTAACGGCGGTTTTAACACAAAAATCTGAGGGGGTAGCGTTACACGCTCTGAGCCCGGCTCCCCCCGTATACCCCCCGCAAAACTACAAGCACACCCTCTGGTCCTCGCAGCGCCAGCCCGCCAGCAAAACTAAATGTTTTCTGCGGTATTCGTAGCTTTTAGAGAGCTTTTAGTTAGCTACTGGTGGGACTTTGTGTGGGTTCTTGTGTTCTTCTTTTTGCTGGTGTTTTTTGGTTACACACATAGCCACACTCACAGCTACACTCACAGC